TTGCTTTCGGCTAGGGGTACTTACATAGACGCAAAATCTGTGAGAGACTCGCAAGTGATGGCTCTTTTCGGTAGCAAGAAAGTAAGCGCAACCCCCGCGTTTGCGTCCGCGCCGATACAGGCTGCAGCAGGTTCTGCCGCACAGGTGGGTCAGTTCTATACGTACTCCGTCGGGGCGTCGCAAGAACTGGCCCTCTCTGTTCCCACTGTTGCCCGCTCAATTCAAATGATTGCGTCAATGGTCGGTTGTTTAGAACTGAAGCATTACACGACCCAGTGGACTGGCGAAGAGTACGAAGAGATCTATTTGGAGAACGAGTCGTGGATGGATCAGCCCGACCCCAAGGTTACGCGCAACTTCATTTTTTCGCAACTGGTCACGGACCTGATGCTTCACGGTCGCGGATTCTGGTACATCACAAGCCGATCCACAGCCACAGGACGCCCGCTTTCGTTCCAATGGTTACCCGCCGCAATGGTGACGACCATGGATCAAGCAGGTCCGCAATGGTTCGGCCCGTCCGACCAAGTCGAATTTAACGGTTATCCACTTGCAACCGATGACGTCGTGCAATTCTTAGCACCGACTCAAGGTCTGCTGTACACAGGCAACCGGGCAATCATGACGGCCTTAAAACTTCAGCAAGCTGCCGACCGTTTCGCTGTTAACGAAATTGCCGCTGGTTGGTTGCAACAGACCGACGCATCCGAACCAATGTCAGCCGAGGACCTTTCAGAACTCGCAGCTGCTTGGCGTAACGCTCGACAAGTTGGTGCCATTGGCGCACTTAACAGCGTCGTGACTTTTAAAGAGTTCTCCAGTGACCCGAACAAACTGCAACTGATTGAGTCGCGTCAATTCCAGTCGCTAGAACTGTCTCGGGCCACTGGAATTCCCGCATACCTTTTGGGCATCGGCGTACAGGGCTACACATACCAGAACGCGCAACAAGCACGCCAAGATCTTTACTTGTTTGGCACAAAACAATATTTGGACGCCATTGAGCAAACTTTGTCAATGAACCAACTTTTGCCGCGTGGACGCTACGTCAAATTTGATGTTTCGGACTACGTCTACGAAAACGATCTTGGAAATGTTGAGCGCGAACCCGCTTTTGATTCAGGAAACCGCGAGGAAGAATATTCATGATTAGATTGACCGCTCAACAGATCACGCTCGACGCGTCCGCTGATGGTGAACCAACACGCCAGATAACGGGCCTTGCTGTCCCGTGGAATGTCAAAGCGCAATTAAGTGGCGGCGAAAGTGTGGTCTTTCTTGAGGGCTCACTGCCCGAGGACGGCCCGATGCCAAAACTCTTGGAATACCACGACGACACGCGCGTTATAGGCCGAGTGACCGAGAGAGTGTCAACTAGCGAAGGCTTATTGTTCGTCGCCAAGTTGAGCGCGACTCGAGCCGCCGATGACGCTCTCGCACTGCTCGCCGACGGCGCTTTAGACAGCGTTTCGGTGGGCGCAATCCCCACCAAGTTCAAACGCCTGTCAGACGGGACTCTAGAGGTCTCTCAGGCTAGGTTCGTAGAATTATCGGTGGTCACTCAACCAGCCTACGCCGACGCGCAAATTTATTCAGTCGCCGCCTCATCACCCGATGAAAGCGAACCCGACGAAACCGAAACCCCAACAGAAACAACCCCAACACCATCCGAGGAGGATGAAATGTCAGAACCCACAACCGTTGAAGCCGCAGTTGCGACTCAACCCATCTATGCAACCGCCGTTAAGCGCGACGCAAAATTGCCGACCGCTGTCGAATACTTGAGTGCTGCCATTGCTGGCGGAACTGCTTGGGAACGTATGCACGAAGCACTTCGCGCCGCAGCTCCCGACGTGGTCACCAGCGACACACCCGGTGTGCTCCCAACCCCAATCCTTGGACCTGTTTACAACAACTTCGTCGGCCGTCGCCCTGTCGTTGATGCAGTTGGTGCCAAGTCCATGCCGGGTGGAGGCAAGATCTTTATTCGTCCCGAGGTCACAACTCACACCAGCATTGGTGCAAGCCTTGCCGAAATGAGCAACCAGTCAGGCACTTTCGTGGTGAGTTCGAATCAGGTCACCAAGCAAATTTTCGGTGGCTATGTAAACATCTCTGAAGCCGATCTTGATTGGACCGATCCTGCGATCTTGTCAATCTTGCTTGATGACATGGGCCGTATCTACGCAAACGCAACCGACAACTATGCAGCCGATACTTTGGTCGCTGGCGCAACCACGACTCAAGCGTTCGCTCTTGCCGACACTGGCAAGCCTGAAGTTTGGGCCGCTGAAATTGCTGAAGCTGCAGCAACAATTCTCACTTCGTCAAATGGCAACTTGCCGACTCACTTATTTGTGGCTCCCGGTATTTGGCAAGATTTGATCGCTTTGTCAGATTCAAGCAAGCGTCCGTTATTTCCACAGATCGGACCGATGAACGCATTTGGTAATCTTGCACCCGGTCAAGTCAACGGAAACGCGTTTGGTCTGCAAGTTGTTGTTGACCGCAACTTCGCTAGTGCGACTTGTATCGTCGGCGACGCATCTGGTTACGAACTGTTTGAACAGCAGAAGGGCGCGATCTCGTTGGACAACCCGTCCACCTTGAGCCGCACTATTGCGTTCCGTGGCTACTTCGCCGCCTTGATGATTGACCCGAGCAAGTTCGTCAAGTTCACGTTCGCCTGATCCGACTGACTAAGTAGAGAGACTGCACCATGGCCACATTCAGCGTGACGCACCACCAGCGTCTAGACGATGTTGCTGTGGTGCAGACCCTCGAAGCAACCGACATAACAGTCGGTCAGACAATCACACTGACAGGACTCGGTCACGGTCTCAACGGCACGCACATTGTGATCGCTGTACCGGTCAACTTGTTTGCTGGCGTTAACGAAGCAGGCGACCTGCTTTACAACGAAAACGAAATTATTGTTAACCAGTTAATGTTCCAAGATGTTGGCGACGATCTAGAACGATCTGCTGCCGATCCGTTTGGAACTTTGACATGGACTTTGAGTTGCACATGGTTGTCGTCGACTGCGCCAGTAATTGAATTTCTTGGAATCGCGTCGGCCACGGCAAATGACACTGCGTTTCTCACTACTTGTGTCGCAGCTGCAAACGCTTGGTGTTTCAGGCGTCGCGTTCAGGCTGGTTACCACGACAGTCTCACGACCGTCCCTGACAGTTCAGTGCTGTTAGGAACCACGCTTTACGCCGCAGGGCTCTACCGTGAACGCGGGACCACTGGAGACAGTTACGCATCGTTCGGTGACATGACAGGACCACCGCTCATGACCTTAGGTCGAGTCAACCAGTTGCTCGGCATTAAACGATCGCAGTGTGCATGAAATGGCGGGCATCTTCACGGACGCGATTGACGCTGTCTCAGCAACGATCACGGCTCTCGGCCTTAAGCCTGTCACTGATCCTCGCAACGCTCGACCGCTTACTGTTTTCATTGAGCTTCCTGTTTTCACTGCGTTCAATAACCAAACAGCGGACATCACGATTGACCTCCGAGTGTTGGGCGCGCCACCCGGCAACAGCGACTCTACGACGTACATACTCGGAATCGTTGATGAACTGATGAACTCTTCTCTCGCAGTTGTATCTGGACGGCCTTCGCTTGCTCAGATCGGATCGCAAGATCTACCTGCTTACGACCTCACAATTAGAATCGGCTCAAGCCGCAGATAAAAGGACAAAACAATGCCCACAACTTACCTATCAAACCCCACCGTCAATGTCACCAGCCCGTCAGCAATCGCGCTCACCAGCAACTGTTCTGCAGCGGTTTTGACTTTGACCGCCGAGGCTTTGGAAAATACGAGCTTCGGTCAGACTTCCCGTACGTTCACGGCTGGGTTGTTCAGTAATGAGTTGACCTTGACTTTGTTCCAAGGTTACGGAACGACCGAAGTTGAAACATACTTGAACACTTTGTTCGGTGTCGCTTCAACGATCGTTGTCAGCCCGTCTGGAACAACTGAGTCTGCTTCGAATCCTGAGTACACCCTCACTGGTTGCTACCTTGAGACCGTCACCCCGATTAACGCAACCGTCGGTGAACTGTCAGTCGTTGAGGCCGTGTTCAAGGGTGGCACTTACGCACGCGACATTACGACACCGTAATCCGTAAACTGATCCAATCCCGACTAGGAGAACCATGAAATTAACACTTAGCGTCCGACTCACCGATGGTGAGACTTACCGAGTAATTACGAACTTGTTTGTGATCATTTCGTGGGAGCGTAAGTTCAAACGACGAGCATCAGATCTGAGCAGTGGGATCGGGATGGAAGATCTTGCATACATGGCCTATGAGGCCAGCAAACAGCAAGGTCACCCAGTTTCAGTCTCATTTGATGAGTTCGTGAAAAAGTTAGAAGATCTAGAAGTTGTGGAGACTGAGACCGCAGTCCCTACGCAGGAGGCCACCGACGTCAGCTAGCAGCTCTGCTAGTTGAGACAGGATTCTGGCCTCCACAAATAACATTTGAGACAGACGATCTAGCAACTTGTGTGCAGATCATCAACGAGCAGAGAAAGAAAACCTAATGGCTGCAGATGTGAGACTTGATACTTACGGTCTGCAAGACGCATTGAAAAAGATGCAGAAAATTAATCCTGCTATCCGTCGCACTCTGCTCAAGGATACGAAAGTCGCGGCTCAGCCTTTAGTAGATTTGATCAACAGTCGAATCCCAACGACACCACCGTTAAGCGGTATGAATCACAACGGTCGCACCGGGTGGAAGAACGTCAAGAAAGTGCAGATCTCGTTAAACACTCGCAAGCCTCGCAAGGGTTCGGCGACTGCTGGCGCTGAACAGATCGCAGTGGTTCGTGTGGTCACTAAGGGTGCCCCTGTGGCGATCACGGACATGGCTGGCCGTGCTGGTGGCACTAAGTCGCGCCGAGAGTCAAAGTATCGCCGACCTAATTTTGCGTCAGCTCTTCAGGGCGAACCGTCGCGCTATATGTGGAAAGACATAGATCAGATGGTCGCCGAAACTGAGCGGGCTTTGAAGCCGATCATTGACCAGTTCATGGTTGATGCACAAAGAGAGTTCAACTGATGGCTATTAACCTCCCAATCATTTCTGAGTGGAATCCCAAGGGCATTGATAAAGCCATTGCCGACTTTAAGAAACTGGAAACCAACGGGCAAAAAGCAGCGTTTGCAATCAAGAAAGCAGCGGTCCCCGCAGGGCTTGCTATTGCGGCTCTTGGCGCTGTCGCGTTTGATGCTGTCAAAGCGTTTGCCGAAGATGATGCTGCAGCTCAAAAACTCGCCACCACATTACGAAACACCACAGGAGCGACAGACGCTCAAGTCGCAGCAGTTGAGGACTTCATCACTGAAACTTCCAAAGCAGCAGCAGTTGCTGATGACGAACTTAGGCCCGCACTTGACAAACTTGTTCGAGGCACTGGTGATGTAACAAAAGCACAAAAACTTCTTAGCCTTGCACTTGATGTCTCTGCCGGTACTGGGAAAGATTTAGGGGCAGTCTCCGAC